CTGGTATCGTTGGTTATGACACAGACGCTGATGGCGCTGGTGTTGGTAGCTTCGTAGATATTAACGCTGCCGGTACCTTTGGTGCTGCTGCTACTTCTGCATCTGATCAGCGTAAGTTGTTTGATGCTACAGCTATTGGTGCTGCTCGTGGTCAGCGTTTATTCCAAGCTCTAGGTATGGGCTTTAAGGATTATGAGCCAGACTTCATGTACATGATCACTTCACCTGAAGTGTTGGCTGAGTTGCGTGCTGCTAACTTGGTTGATGTCACAACTGTTACCGATGGTAACTTGACATTCCAAACCGTGTTCGGTGGTAAATTCCGTTTGATCTTGAGCCGTGTTGCTCAAGGTGACTTGTCTGCCTCTGCTAACGTGAATGACCGTTCTGTAAAGACCACATTCATCTGCAAGCCAGGTGCTATCAGCTTTACAAACATTGCTGTTCCTACACCTGTTGAAGTTGATCGTTCAGCTGCTTCTTACACTGGTGGTGGTTCTACCGCTATCTGGTATCGCTATGGCTTCGTTGTACACCCAATGGGTTACGACTGGGCTGGCGCTACTAATGCCTTCGCTAGCAACGCTAATTATGCCACTGCTGGTTCATGGGCACGTAAGATGAGCGCATTGAACTTAGGTATTCTACCTATTCTCCACGCTTAATCCATTAGGAGGAACTGATGGCACTAGTCCTAGGTACAAACACATATGTAACTATGGTCGAAGCTGAAGCATACTTTGATACCCGTATTGATGCGGGTGCATGGATAAATGCTCAGGATGATGACCAAGAGTCCGCATTAGTGACTGCAACTCTTTTACTTGATGAAAATCAATTTATTGGTGTTGCTGTCAGTTCCACACAGAGTCTTGCGTGGCCTCGTAAAGGGGCCTCAACTTTTGATCCTAGATTAGGGCAAAGCATTACTTATGGTGAATCTGAAATTCCAAAAAGAATGAAACAAGCTGTTTTAGAAATGGCTCATCATTTATTGTCTAATGAAAATTTGTTAGATAATAAATCTCAAAACTTTGAAGAAATTTCTATTGGTACGATTACATTGAAAGATAGTAATAATGACACAACTAGAACTCCAACAGTTCCTAGTCTTGTTAAAAAGTACTTGAAACCACTTTTAGTAAATCAAGGTTCTACTCAATGGTGGAGGGCAAACTAAATGTCCCTCAAATCAAAAGTACAAGGATCCGTAGATACTGCCTTTGAAAAATTAAAAGATCTATCTGTATCTGTTACTTTTGACAATAAAATCGTTAGTGGATTTAGCTTTAGTTCTGGCTCAATCGTTAAAACAGATGAGACTTATACAACCTTTGGTTTTTTAAGTACATCTAAAACTTTTGAAGCTGGCATACCTGTAACAACAACCTCGCTTACAATTAAAAATGATAAAACAATTAACTTCAGTCGTTACTCTCGGGTAACAATTGATTCCGTTCAATACGGTTGTAATATTATTTCGAAAGATGAGTTTATTGTTGTACTCTCTTTAGCGGGAGTTTAACATGTATAATAAACTAAGAAACGACATTTATGGAGTATTTGCTTCAGCACCTTGGATTGCCACTACATATAAGACATACCCTGATAATTACAGTGGAGATATTAACAGCTCTACCTCATTTATTAGAGTATCTATATTGCCTGGTAGTTCAACAGTTGATGCTCATGGTCTTAAGAAGAAATTTTCTGGACTGCTAATTCTTTCGATTTTTGTTAAAGCAGGAAATGGTGATACTGAACTATTCAATATTGCTGATTCAATAGATTCATTTTTCCAAGGAAAGACTTTGGCAAATGGAACCCAATTTGGCACAAGCACTTTAGTAAAGCTTGGCCTTGATCCCGCAGATAAATCTCTTTATCGTGGTGATTATTCAATAAATTTTAAAGCTTATGGAGATTAAATAACATGGCACACATTACCTCAATTGGCGCTGGTATCTTTTCTGCTCTCGCAGTTAATACTACCGCTATCACAAATATTACTTCTGCTGATACGCTAGCAGAATTAGTAGCATTATTCGCTGATGACACAGCATTCAAGGAAATTAAGAACGTACGTGAGTTCCCACAAATTGGTACTCCCGCTAACATTGTTAACGTTCCTGTTTATGGTTCATCAACATCACAACAGATTCAAGGTCAAGCTGACGCTCCTAACCTCGAACTCACGATTAACTACGTGCCTTCCGAGTGGGATCCTACAACTGTAGGTGGTCTAGGTGCTAGAGTTGGTGATGGTAAGCAATACGCTTTCCAGTTCTCCCTCTTGAACTCTAAGCCAGCTAGTCTTGAGACTAACGCATTGGGTCTAGGTGCTTCTGCTAACTCTAACTTCTACTTCGTTGGTAAGTTGGAAGCTTTGCTAGTAAGCCCACAGTTGACAGATGCTAACCAAGCAACTTTGACTTTGTCTGTACAAAGCCAGTTCTACGGTCCAGCAACTGTAAACGCATCCTAATGGATTAGGGGATTAACTTCCCCTTTTTACCAGGGGACGCTAAAGAGAGATCTGAGGCCTCCCCTAGGTAGTATTATATAGTATTTAAGGATAATTATGGTTGATAATAAAGAAGATAAACCACCATTCAGCAAGTCTTTTGTTATGAAGACTACATTCCGTCATATGAGACGTAGTGTTGATATTAGTATTCGTAAATCATTTGAAAGATTTCAAGATTTCGATAAGAACAGTGAAGTAGGTAAAGAGATTATGGAAACATTATCTGTATTGCATACGGTACGTAAAGTACTAGATGACTTCCAAGAAAATAACAAACATCTGTTTAGTGATAGTAAGTAAAAGTAAGGAATAAATTATGAGCATGAAAAAATTAGTTGGTAAATCAATGACCAAAAAGACCAAGTTTCTTGGTGAAGAAATTGTAATTAAAAAGCTATCAGTAGCCCAAGTAATGGAATTACAAGCAAAGTTTAAAGAAACTGAAAATAGCGAGGATAACTCAATGGAGATCCTAAAGACTGTAATTAGACAATCTACCGAAGACGGAGATCAACTCTCAGACGAAGAGTTCAATGAATTCCCTGTAGAAGAGCTTTCTAATTTATCAGCAGAAATTCTTAAATTCTCCGGTTTGGGAAACGTGGAGAAACCAGCCAAAGGAAATTAACAAATGATGAAATGGAGCTATATGAAATTGCATATAGGCTCCATATACCGTTATCATTTGTATTAGAGATGGAGTATACTGAACTACTAGGCTGGGTAGAGTACTTCAGTGCAAGACCAATTGGTTATAGTGAAGATTATCGTACTTATCTACTTCTCTCTGCCCAAGGGGTTAAAGAGAAACCAGAAAAGATTTTCTCATCTATTGCTGCATTAAAACGTATCAACGATGAGATGGATGAGCAAGAACGTATAAAGAATTCATTGCAGAATTCTGGATTACTATCTAAGCTTATCTCTTCAGCAAAACAAAATAATATAGAATGGAATCCATTATGAAATTTAATATTTCACTAAATGGTGTCAAAAATCTATTAAGCAAGATATCAGAAGAATATAATAAACTGGTCGAATCAGAAGCAGAGAGTAGTAAACGAGAATTACTCTCTACTTTAATAGCAAGAACACCTATTGACACAGGATATGCTAGAAGCCGTTGGATGGCCTCTAATACACAAGATAATGCCGTAACGAGTTATAAGGTAGCACGAAGCTTATATTTAAAAGATGTAAGCTTTGTGTTAATCAATGATGCACCTTATATTAAGTACTTAAATAACGGTTATTCAAAACAAGCCCCTGCTTTCTTTATTGAACAAACAATATTGAGTAGGGGCTATAAAATCAACAAAATTGTTATTACTTAATATGAGGTAAAAAATGTCAGATATACAATTTAAAGTGTCGTCTGACTCAAGACAGGCACAACAAGATTTAGGTCAGTTAACAAAAGCTGTATCTAATATCGAAAAATCAACTAAATCAGTAAGTAGCAGTATTACTTCAATGGTCTCTGCTTTGGCAGGTGCGATTGCTGCTGCTGGCGGTATTACTTTAGTTAAATCTTCTGCAGACGCATATTCTAATTTAAATAACAAATTAAAATTAGTAACTGAAACACTAGCAGAAACAATACAAGTACAAAAAGAACTAGTTGTTATTTCTCAAAGATCTAGAACTAGTCTTGAATCAGTAGGCTCTGTTTATTCAAGCCTAGCTCGATCACTCAAAAAGCCACAAGCTGAAATTCTTAAAATTACCGAATTGATTCAGAAGGCTGGATCTATCGGTGGAAGTTCACCCGATTCTTTAAAAGCTGCAATTGTACAGTTGAATCAAGGTTTATCTTCGGGAGTTCTACGTGGTGAAGAATTAAACTCAGTACTTGAGCAAGCACCTAGATTAGCAAGAGCAATTGCTGATGGTCTTGGTGTTGGAATCGGACAACTAAGAAAATTAGGTGAAGCTGGTAAAATAACCACTGAGTCTATTTTTAGAGCTTTGAATAGTCAGGCCCAAGTTATTGAGGATGAATTTAATAGAACAGAGCTAACTATAAGTCAGGCTGTTTTAAGGATAAAGGACGCTATTACCTTCAACCTAGGAAGGGCATTTGTCGATAGCGGATTAGCTGCAAGAGTATCTACCCTTATTGTAGATATCTCCAAAGCAATTGAAGCAAAGTCTGGATCTCTTGCTGTAAGGTTAAGAATCTTTCTTACAAATTTTGAGATCTTAAAGCTAAGAATTTCAATTATCTTTAATGCTATTTTTATAAATGTAACTAATATTATAGAAAGACTTATTGCCTATTTTAATAAGGCAAAACAAAATGGTTTTGGAATATCAGGTATTATTGAAACATTTAAGTCATTTACTTTTAGTAAAG